GCGAGGTACACGTCCTTCGCGTTGCCGGTGTACACGTAATCATCGAGGCAATGCTCGTACTTGGTGCCGCGGAACACGGCCTTCCATGCAGAGGTTACCGACGTGCCGCATTCATAGGAACCTCGGTCGTACTTGAACTTGCGCCCCTCGATGGTCAGCGTCTTCCAGCTCTTGCCATCTTCGCCCCACCTGGGATCCCAGGAATACCCGTTATCGTTGTCATCGCACATGTCCTTATGGATCAGTGCGGCGATTTGTCCGATTGTCAAGGCCATTAGATTACCTCTTCATATGTTTCCTCGAAGATGTCTGGTTTGCAGGGATATAGCTCGCCATGCACACCACGGATGATGAAATCACCAAGGCTTGCCGTATGATCACCTTCAAGAGTCGGAATGCAAATGGTATCTGAAGTCCAGTCGGGAACCAATGTTACACCAGGGTTCAATGCCTGGATTTCTTCGAAAGATTCGATATCACCAATCCAACGAATTGCTTCGACGATAACCGGTTTCTTGCAATACTTAGCCATTGCTACTCCTCGATATGGTAAACGCCGTCAGATACATGCTTACCTGCTGCCTCGTCTTCTTCCTTGATGATGTGCGCGGTGGCGAGGAGCTTGAACACAGGGGAGTCGGCGAGCTGCGGGTTAATGCTTGCGAAGATCTCAAGCAAGCTGCCGATCTCCATGATGCACAGGTAAACGGCAATTGTGGTGAGGATCGGACCGTTGAATCCAAGATCCAAACCAACCGAGATCATGGCGTCCATCACGATCGCAACGACCACGAAGCCAAGCTCGGACATCTTGTGACCGATACCCTGTCGCATCTTATCGCTTTTGAACTCGTGCTTCATGCATGCATTGCCGATGCCGAATATCCAGTCGAGGAGGATCAAGATAAGCAGGGCGACGATGGCAACCTGTGCTGGGAAGCAATCGCGAACAGGGGAGAGGAACGATTCGATTAGCATGATAAACTCCTTTTACTATACTTCGGTGAATGTTTCTTGATAAGCATATTTTGTCCAAGTTTCATTATCTTCATCGTAGATAAATCTATATGCAAAATGTATATCAGCTGTTTCGGCTATTCTCTCCAATGTAAAGGTTTTTTTGCTGTTTAGTTTCATTAATTGGAATGTACCGTTTGATCCATTAAGAAGATCTGTGCTAGATAAACGAATTGGCATATTGACAACGTTTGATCCGCCTTTTGTATTGACAATTCCAGGATACATAGCTGAAAGCGTCTCAAGAAATTCATCTGGTGTTGTGCTTCCTGGATCGTAAAGATAATTAATAGGGCCAAGTTGTGTAAGGTTGTCAACAGCATAATTTGCTCTGAGGATAAGACAATTCGTTGTTTCAATCCAGAATACATTAGAATCAGATTTGATAATATCCATAAATGACCATATCTGATTTTCTTTAGATTGATATAAAGTATATATTTTCGATCCACCGGAACCGTATACAACTTTTACAGTTGGAACATTGTTCGTTTGGTCAGTCATTATCTCTGCAACTACATGCATCATAGAGTATGTATTGTGCTTTACATTTGCTACTTCAACAGTACGAGTATTTGAGTTTTGATAAATTTGATTTCCAGGAGCAACGGAAGTCATGGAAGTGCCTAACGGGTATCTTGCGCAATATACAAGTTTTTGACCGTTAACCGAATCAAGAGATCTGTGATAAAACCTTACAGGTTCACCAGATGTAAAACCAGCTGAAGCAACTATGATATCTTCATTGGACATTGCTTTTCTTGAATTATTTGAACAGAATCCTATGAAAATCTCGCAATGTGCGATATGAAGCCAGCCTTGCGAGTTTGAGTTGTCGCTGTTCCTAAAGAACAAAATATCGCCAGGTTTTACGTTTGACCAATCTCTCTCCGGATAAAAACCGAAACCATCTAAAGCGGCTTTCTCAGCAAGATAGGCGCTTCCTGGTTTATAATCCGAATTAGTAAGAAATAGAGGATAACCATATCCAGCGAATTCTATAGAAAACAGGTTGTAGTTTGATGTGTTGCAATATGGACTTTGTTCAAAAGGTATTCCCATGGTAAGAAGCGCCGACAACACAGAGCAGCTTATACAGCTATTGTCCCAATAAGCTTTTTGATCATAATTCGGAGTTCCATAAGTAAAGAAACCTTCTTGAGATACATATGTACCAGCTGTTCTTGTTAAGTTGGCAATCGTTTGGAAATCAGCTGCTTGAATTTTGTCTCCATGATTGCAATCCTGTTGAAGCGCATATAAACCATTATCAAGCTGGAATAAAATAAATCCACGGTTCTTCATTGCGTTTGGAAGCATTGTGTCATCAATTGATGAAACAATTTTATAAACATGCCCCAAACCATCGTCAGGTAAGTCTTTACAAGATGTTATACAAATATCTCCATCTTCTAATGATATATCTGATTTCATTTTGGCAACTGTATCATAAGATCTTCCAATACCAATTTCAGCTTTGGACCGATCCTCATTGAAACCATAAGCCATTTGAGTTCCTTTCTCTAAGGTATGATGGCCTTCCTGATGTCATTATAATCCAAGAAGGTCGGATGTATGTCCCCGGAACTCCTGAAACTTTGCGAATCGTCGAAACCCCAGACCAAACCTTGCTTGGCGGACATGGTGTAGAGCTTGGCGATCCAATGCGTCAAACAGAACCGAGCCTGCCCGGTTATACGGATCTGGTAGGTCTGTAGACGCAGATCGACGCGCATGTAATCGGCGAGGTTGTACTGCGTCGTACTATGGGAGAAGGTCTTCTTGGTCTTGACCTTGCGGCCGAACTGATCGATGCCGGGAAGCAGTCCCGCACGGGTGCTAGGAAGATATCGATGAATTCTGGTAGCATTTGCATCAGTGGCTCCTTCGCTTCAATTGCTTCTTCGGCAGTATTGTAGTAGGAGCCATGGGAAAAAGGAAGGGGATCCAATTACCTGAATCCCCGCCAATCAGAATCGCCCGTGGTAACGATGAGGCGCTGGCTAACCTCCCGGGCATTGACAAGTATGAAGCATTCGGCTTACAATGTCAATCGGTAACCATAGCGACCGTTCCCGGACGGCAAAATGTACCGAGCCGAAAGCTCCGAGTCGAATATCCGGGTTGCTGGCGAGCAAGCAAGAGCTTAACTCCGTAAGACGACATGCACACCGCTTCCTCGATACCAGGCAGCCTATGCTACGCTGATTACCCAGTGAGTAGGCAGGCGGTTCGACCTGTGCTGCGAAACGGAAGGGCGGATACCTGACGCATCTTGCTTACAAATTCCCAAGGATACAGGTGAGGGAGCCTTTGATAAAAAGGCAAGCAATTTGCACCTAGGGACACCTGTAACCTGTTTCACCTGGTAGCATGGCAAATGATGGTGAGATGCCATCACATCTGAACTCCCTTGCAACAAATTCACCCTGCATAACGGAATCCGTGGAATCCAAGAACCCGGTTCCATGAATCCTTGGCGCACCGTTTTCCCAGGGGCCTTAGAGGGGCTGGAAAAATGTGGGCGGATGGATACAAAAGAAATAAATCTACACAAATAATCCATGTACCCTATCCCCTATGTACCCAGGTAGCCTGAACCAATTATTCCCGGATGAGATTATTTCACTGAATCTTTTGTATCCTGTGTGACTGTTCCTGGTATCAAAAGAATCAAGGAATCAAAAGTATCAAATGTATCAATGAGAGAAAGGACTCATCATGACAAGTGGACTCGTTGAGAACCTCAAGGCTATCGAGGTACTGGAAGACATGGAGCTTAACCGCAAGGTGAACCAGAAGGTAATCGATGTGATCGATGCAATCGATACTGACGGCATCACCGATGATCCGATGTTCAAGAAGATGTTCTGTGCAGCGATGGCTGCAAGGGCTGCTGGCACAGCGTTCAATGTCAGCTAGGTACCTGGGAACCAAGTGGCTTCGGCTGCTTGATTCCCTTTTTCCATGTTTGCCGATGCGTTGCAGCGAGCATTTGCGAGTCTGTCCTTGTGACCGCGTAACGAGCAAACGCTATTCCCGATGAATCAATGTTCCATGTTTTTCAATTGCATGCGTTCATGCACGTGAACGAGCTAGCTGTGTGATTTATTTCTTTTGGATCTAGGAGGTGATCCCATATCTAACCGCACGAGCCATCGGCTCGCAGTCATCAGGAATCTTCCACTCCTTTCTCGCCTGATGCCTGCAAGCTGGTGGCTCTCTTCATGTAATCATTCGATCAAGGAGGAAACAATGGCTACCATCAACATCAACAACAACTACGGTGAAGTCCAGGTTGCAGATCACATGGTGATCCTGCCTGGAGGAAGGACCATGCCAGAAGATGAGTATCAGGAACTCTGGCAAATGGAAGAGTGGGAACATCAGGCTCGACGCGCACAGCTTGAACACTCTCAGGCTAAGAAAGCTGCTGAGGATCACAAGCTCGATGAGCTGATCTCCATGATGCAGCTCTTGGCTCAAAGCATCGAAGCTCTTCGTGAGGAGGTACACCATGCTTAAGCGTCAACTTACCAAACATGATCGCAAGGTTGTGGCAACCGTAGCCCGCAAGCGCGGCTGCAATGAAGAACAAGTCGAAAGCATCTGCGACTACATCGATGCTTGGCTTGAGGTATCCGATGACATCGGTCGCTATGTTAAGCGACGTCCCGTCGGATTCTGCTAACCATCTGTTCACACGAGGCCGGGAGCTGGGAGCATTAGCCTCCAGCTCCTAGCTTCCCGCATTCAAAGGAGGCTGATATGGACAAGCTTTACAAGTTGTTGCTCGGCATGATGGTGTTCACCACTGCAGGCATGATCATCCTTGCATTCTGTCCGTCGGAAGTGCAGGCATTGAAAGTAGGCCATGGTTCATATGATTCTTGCAGCCTACCATATATCACTGACGTGAACGGTTACGACGATCATTACGTTGCGACCGTTGAGGTTGCAGGCAAGCCTGCTGTAGTCAAAGCCTATGTGGGCAAGAAGCAATGCCGTATTGATCGAATAGGCAAGAACACATGGATGCTGGAAATCCGCAAGGGTAAGACCTATACAATCAAATGCAAATCGAAGCATGGTAAGTACAAGGTTATCAATTACAAGTTAGCGAGGTGTTAAATGCAAGCATGGGTTTGCATGCTCACGTTGATCGTGTTCGTCCTAGGATTCTGCATCAGCATCCTCGGGATCGACGAGCATGACAAGTACGTTCTATCTTTCGGTGCAGCCCTGGTTGTAGGTGCTGCCATCATCTTGGTAATCCACTAGAGCAAGGAGGCAATGATGCAGCTATATCCTTGTACTATATGTGAAGCAAGACCGGTTTTCAACACTGAAACCAATCAGATCGAATGCTTATGTGGCCTTAGATTTACAATAGAAGGAGCAAAGCCAGAACTTATCATCACCTTATGGAACAGACACGTTGGACGTTACCCAATGTTTCCTGAGGAATATTTCAAGGAGGATTAGCATGCAAAACTACGAGAAGGCTGCGATGAGGTACCTGCAGCTGCAGGGCTACGAGCAGATAGGAGCTAGAGACGGCTTCCTCGTCTGCATCGTAGAGAACGGCATGGCATTCGTCCATGTCGCCGTTACACAAGAAGGCAGCGAGCAGGTATTCTGCAAAACGGACCGCCAGGAACTCAGGGACAAGTTCGAGCATGCCATGCTGGAATGGTTCGAGGACTTCCCGGCAGACCAGGATTACAGGATCTTCTGCGACGAGCTGTCGGTCAACGTCATATCGAGCAACCGTGCCTTCATCAGGCACCACCAGAACGTGATGGAGGCGATGTAACATGTCGATGGAATTCACCAAGGAACTCAGGCTGTCTCTCAAGCTCATACTCGACGGCAAGCAGGTTCCTGCCAAGCTCAAGGAGAAGTCCATGGAGCAGATCAGGGTCATAGCAATGGGCTTCGAGGAAGGCGATGCGGAACAGGTTCTCCTCGACATGCTGCTGGAAGCATTGGAGAAGGAGGACGCCGATCTGCTCAGGAAGAGCGCTGCCCTTGTAGGCGACGTGTTCCCAGACATTGGCAAGCGGGCTGACACGAGGGTCAAGAAGGAATTCCTTGAACGCCTATCCAACATCAGCATCGAAGCATGCCGCAAGTTCGTTGACGAGAAGGACAGCGGAGCACGTGGCGCCATAGTGAACCAGCTAGCGCAAGCCGACATGGTTCCAGTATTCTACGACAATGGTTTCATGTTGCTCTACAGCATCGACAAGGGATGCTTCGCTGCAGCCAGCCTCAACGGTACCTACGACAACAGGGACATCTTGCTCAAGAAGTTCGAGAGCATCCCGCACGACGAGCTTGCGGAGATAACCAACCTGCTGCATAGGATCACCGACGAGGGATCCGCAGAGGTCAGGTTCGTCAAGCTCGACTACAACATCTATGCAGATGGAAAGGTCATGCTGAAGATGGAGGAATTCTAATGGCAAGGAACAAACCGACCCAGAAGCAGCAGGTTCTCCGCTACCTGCAGGACTTCGGATCCATCACGCGCATCCAGTCCTTCATGGATCTCGGCGTGTGCGAACTCAGCTCCCGCATCGGCGAGCTTGAGCAGGATGGTTACAAGTTCAACCGCGAGAAGCAGACCATCACGAACCGCTACGGCATCAAGGTCACGGTGACCAAGTATTCGCTGGCGTAGGAAGGAAGCATATGGCCAAGGTAAAGGAATGCCTGGGCCGATACGAATGTGAGGGCGAGTGCATGACATGTGTGCTCGCCCTCCTTTGCATCGAGACTGCGATAGAGATCGATGGTCACTTCGATGCAATGGCCGACAGGCAGAAGGAGATCGAGGAGATGGAGGCAGACTATGCCTGGCACGAATGGCAATAGGCAGCATCCCTGTTCCGTTTGCGGTACACCTCTGCAATCAGACGACATGTACGATGTGGTCATGTATCAGAGGGAACCGCGTGAGTACAGGCGCAGCCCGAGATCTACGGCAGACAAGTACCTGCCACCTAACAGATTCGTCATCGCCCACCTGTATCTATGCAAGAAGCATGGCAAGCAGATGGAAGACTTCTTGAATATATTCAAAGAAGGATTGTTTGAGGAGGTGTAATCTTGACTAAGGTTTCAACTGCAATGGTCAAACCTATCCTGGAAACCATGTACCATCATCGTCGTGAAATGGTACCATGTTTCATAGGTGCTCCAGGTATAGGCAAGACCCAGGGTTTATATGAGTTTGCCAGAGAGAAAGGGGTGAACGTTGTCACGTTTATCCTTTCTAATACTGTACCAAGTGAGGTTTCTGGAATCCGTATGCCGGATCAGGAAAGCAAGAAGCTGGAGGTCTTCGATGATATGCGAATGGCAAGTCTTCGAGACGGAGACATCCTGTTCTTCGACGAGATTCTCGAAGCTCCGCCGATGCTCTGGTCGGCGTGCCTCACGTTGATCCAGGACAGGATCATGGCATCAGGTCGCAAGCTTCCGGATGTCTTCATCGTTGCGGCGAGCAACCAGGTGGCAAGTCCCGGCATCATCCCTGCAAGCACGAGGGACAGGTTTCAGTTCATCGAGCTTCAGTTCGATCCGGATCATTGGTGCAAGTGGATGAAGGATACCTATGGTTGCGACGCGAGCAAAATCACCCCGTTCATCAAGGAGGATTCGGATCAGTACAACATCCTGACTCCTCGCAGGGTAGTCAAGCTTTATACTTGGCTCAAAGGTGAAGGAGATAAGGGTGTCAAGATCCATGTGATCAGCTCCATGTTCGACAGCATCATCTGCAACAAGCTGCTCGACATGCTGAACATCAGGAGAACTGCGCAGGAGCAAATCAAGGATGCGATAAACGACATGGATATCGAAGGCATTGAATTCATGACGCATGACTTCGAGAACATGAGCCTCAAGGATATCATGGAGTACTTGCAGAAGCAGCCGGAATGGGAAGACATTCAGCAGGTCCTGAGCACGGTGCAGTTCGACGAGGGTGAGGAGAGTGAGACATGTACCTTCTGAAGATCGGAACTATTCCCTTACCAAAGCTCTATGTTTGCGACGGTATGCGGGACGCAAAACAGGCTAGGGATTTGGGAATCCCATACATAATGAAGCCGAGAGGCTGGTCAGATGAGAAGCTGGTGAAGGCTGTGCTCTGGCGCACGCTCGCCAACAAGTTCCCGCATATCAAATGGCGCGAGCTACTTGGCATCACAGCCAGATCGGTAGCTAAGCTCAAGATCCACGTGCCTCATATTGTCGAAGAGCAGGACGAGCCTAAGGTAGAGGCTTCCACTCCTGCTGTGATCGAGGAGGTCGAGCCTGAGTACCGTAAGAATCCAGACTACGATACCTGTGGTTACAGCTCGCCTGCTATGAAGCAGACGCCTGATGCCGAGTACCGTGAGACTGGTGGCGGCCTGGATGTCGAGGACACCATAGCTGTAGCTGACATCGAATGGGAAGAGCAGTCGATGGACAGGTACATTGGCGATCTCGGTTGGTATGTCAACGTCGAGGAACTGCAGGCATTGCACGTGCTGCCTGTGTTCCTGGACGACATAGCCAACGCCATCAAGCTGAACCTCATGAACAGCATGTGGATGGATGGGTACAACAAGAAGCTCGGTGCTCCACTTGGCCACTGGCAAGGCAGCGACCAGGCTCCCAATCTGATCATCCTGGATACCAGCGGATCCATTCCATCCGGTATCGCAGGTACCATGATCAGCTTGATCGACACGCTCAGGCATCAGGCTAATGCAGACCTGATCATCACGTCAGGCCGCAGCGAATACTGGGCAGCCAACACCGAGCTTCCGGATCCCGACAAGCTGAGCTACCTGATCGGAGGTTGCAACGAATGCGTGCAGTTCTACAGCATCCTTCGCAAGCATGTGCTCGGCAAGCATTGGGGAAATGTCATCGTGTTCGGCGACCAGGATTCCCCGCTGCGCGATGACATCCAGGGTGTGGTGAAGCGCGGGAGAACTACGAACATAACATTACAAGAGCTACAATCTACCAGGATCGACAGGATCATGGCCTTCCATACATACCGTAAGAAGATGCCCGGCTATGGATTATGGGCAGTCGACGCTGACCCGAAGGCTGAGATCGTTTACAACACGGACTGGGTAAGCTGCATGGAGAACAGGTGGTAACCGATGATCTTCGTTTCGAGGAACGAGAGCATCTACCACATCATGTACAGCTGGGGCCTGAAGCACATCCCGATCGAGGAGATCGAGGCCGAGTGTGCAGCAGTCGGCAAGGACATCAGGCCCAAGGATTACCAGAACTATTGGAATGGATATCATAGGTCCGACCTCTACCGTGGACCTGGCAGCGAGGATATCTTCAAGCTCTCGCGCCGTGTTCCAAAGGAGGTCGGATCCAGCAGCCAGTTCTTTGATCTGGATTACTGGCAGTATCCCGTTCATCCATATGACTCCGGTATTCCAGAGGTGCAGAATCGGTGGGTGCCTTGCAACAAGGACAACAAGCCCATGATCAGATGGGGTGAAGGATGCATGTCATTGGCCGATGCCGTGGCATACAAGGACCAGGTATATCTTGCGGAAAATTTGAAAGGCACTCGGTTCATCGTGATCGATTGCGATGGCAACCATGGCGACGAGATCGACATGGAAACCGTGTACTTCCTGAACAGGTGGAGAGGACATACGCATTGCCTCGTCAAGCCGGAGTGCGAGAACGAAGGCGTGCCGCTGTCATTTCATCTCACGTTCAAGGTGGATAGGATCATCCCGACCATGCACTTCCCGTATGCCCACATAGATATCGTGGGCAACAGGCGCAACAGCCTGCGGTACTGGAAGAACAAGGAATGGAATCACATGGAGCCTATCGAGATGAGCGGTGCACGGTGGACCGAGCTGCAGGATTACCTCAAGTACAGGAAGGAGAAGGCTGATGCCCAAAGGGATGAGCTTGCTCGACATGCTGACTGCTGCGGCAGCCAAGCAGACGATGACCAAACAGGAATTCGGTAGGATCATGCATGACCCGGATGCTTCCGAGGAAGACAAGATGGAAGCATTGAAGATGCTGCAGGAAGCCGATGGCTACGAGAACTTGGCGGATTGAATCGTACACTTTGTTCCAAATAGGTGCGGAGTGTATCACGAAAGAATGGATGCTGTTTGTCTACAATTTGTGACACAATCAAATCCTTCTTCATCATCTATGCATCATCAGATAATCATGCCTGATCGCGCTGAAACTCCAGAAGAATATGTATCGTATTTAATTATATACAGGCATGAATATGATCCTAGATGGACTCCCCCAAAGATATTCAAGTTCTTTACAAATGATATTAGAAAGGAAACCGAATGTCTTTAACTAAAGATATCAAGGACACTATCGAACTTCTCAAGCAGACTGATATCAATGGCTGCATCACAGGTAGCTCGATGCTCGATGCAGACTTCGACACATGGGACTCTGCTCCCGACATCGATGTGTTCGTGTACACCGAGCCACAGTTGCAGTATGCTGCCAACTTACTCATGTTCAAGCATGGGTTCGAGAACCTGAGCGATGGCGAGGAATGGAAGTACAAGCGCATCATCAACAAGGGTACTCAGAAGAACACGTACCTCTCCACGCTCAAGCTGAAACGTGGTGACGTGGTGGTGAACATCACCTACAAGTCTTACAAGAACAACATCTTCTCCGTGCTGTCCAGCTTCGACATGTCCATCATCATGGTAGGCTATGACATTCGCAAGCATGTGATGCTAGATCTCAGGTGCGGCTGGGATGGCATGGTGCCGGAGGACCCGGATAACCGTTGGTCACCGAGCACCAAGGTAGCCTATCCCAATCCGCTCCGTGATCAGGATGTGGACATGTACGGCACGGAGATGTGGGTGCGCCAGTTCGACAGGTGCATCAAGTATTGGAACCGTGGATTCGACACGAGGCCGATGGCCAAGTTCTACATCAGGCTCATCAACGACGTGATCCACAAGGGCCAATTGTTCAACACGGCCAAGAGCGAAGAAGCTTTCAATGAGTTCATGACTGCATATGAACCATTGAGGGATAAGATGGTACAATGGTTAGACGATAAGGAGGATTGCTAATGGCATTGTCATTTGAAGACAAGGACAAACTGCTTTATTGGCTCAACACGGATTTCTTCGGAGATGACAGATGCTTCAAGGTCGGCCGGAGAAACGATGATGCAGTTGACTTCTGCATTATAAGCTGGTGCCTCGGATACAATCCGGTTGACAAGTTCAACGAGCTGGCTGCACAGCACAAGTGGGATGAATCCCAATACGATGTCGCTCGTGAGCATATCGACAGGATCGTTCCGTATCTCAGCAAGTGGGGAACCAAAGGCACCATCGAAGCAATGGACTATGCAATCAACTACTAGAAAGGAAAGAGCATGAGCATGTTCGATCTCAAGGGTGGAAGCAGCAGCAACGTCTGGAACTATTCCGACAACACCAAGGACACCTATACGGAGTTCATCCAGGGTACCGTTGTCGAGATCAGCAACCCGCAGGCTCGGGATTTCAACACCGGCAAGCCTGCATTCTGGGATGACGGCAATCCCAAGCGCAACCTCATGATGACCGTGCTACAGGCTGATGGCACGGAGATCAATTGGATCTTCTCGCCGAAGAGCAAGAGCACCGAAGCTTGCCTCGCAGCCCTGGATCCCAATGGCGACAGGGATGAGGTCAGCATTGAGGAGATGCTCGGCAAGCTGGTGACCGTGCAGACAGTGGCAGGTGCGTACAACGGGAAGAACCCGCGCCCGTGGTGGGTGACCATCCATGGCGACGGGCAGGCAAACATGGTACGCGGCCTCAAGGATCTGAGCCAGCCTCAGAGTACGATGCCCGGCATGCCGAAGCCTCAGCCCGCTCCGCAGCCGAAGGCAGCTCCGGCTCCTGCTCCTGCACCGACGGCATTGCAGCAGGCACAGGCTGCAGCACAGCAGGCGGTGGCACAGCAGAACTTTCAGCCTGCTCCTGCACCGGCTCCGGTAGCGGCGCCGCAGATTCCTGCAGGCACGCCGGTTCCTGCGGATGCATATGGCGTCTACGATGAGGACATCCCTTTTAGTTAGTTCCATTCTATGATATACTGGAGGCAACCAGTATTCACCTGATGGACAGGGCTTAGGATGGAACTAAAGCAAAAGCAATGCATGAAGTGCGGAGAGCTTAAACCACTCTCCGCCTTCTATGCGCATCCTCAAATGAAAGACGGGCATTTGAACAAATGCAAGGAATGCACAAAGAAGGATGTATCTAGTAATTACCGCAGAAACAAAAAGCATTACCAAGACTATGAGCGAAGTGAGAAGCGCGTTGCAAGCAGACATGAAAGGTCTGGTAAATATTTACAGCGATATCGTATTAAGAATCCTGAAAAAAATAGAGCACACCGCATTCTTACTTATCATGTTCGCAAAGGCAATATCACAAAGCCAACAGTTTGCAGCGTATGCGGTATTGAGTCTGAATATATTCAAGGACATCATGAAGATTACTCGAAACCATTGGATGTAATCTGGGTTTGTCCCCAGTGCCATCGAGATATTCATGACGGAAAATAAAAACGGAAAGGAAGAAGCATGGCAAAGCTCATCAAGAAATCCAAGTGCACGTTCGAAGCCGGCCATATCGTCAAGAAGAACGAGCTGGTCGGCATTCCCTATGCTGTCTGGGCGCAGCTCAACAAGCTGGAACTCATAGTGCAGCAGCTCGATTACCTGCATGACCAGCCTGCATTCTGCGCTGGCCCGAGCCTCGAAGGGTTCGAGCGTCAGAGCGCATTGGCCAACAAGCGCCCATATGTCGAGACTCCCGAGACTCCGGTAACCGATCGCCGTGTTGCGGAAGCAATGGAGTTCATGCGCGAAATCGATTCGCTCAACGATGCCGTTCATGTCAACAAGCTGATTGATGAGTACGGCGCGCTGATCGACTGGTGCGATTCGGATAAGTTCGTCGAAGGCGATTGCTGCAAGCCGATCGACACCAGGACCCTCGGCAATCCTCTGCTGCTCACCGGCAAGGAAGTCGCACATATCATCGAGCACCTTGTCGACAATCCCGTAGTGATCGAGGGTTAGCATGAGGCGCTGGCATCATGAGGTGTCGGCGGAATGGCTAGTTGCCAGGCAGCAGGTAATCACAGCAACAGACGTAGTAAACCTGCTGCCTGAGTACAAGAGATACGTGAAGGCAGGAAGCCCGGATGACAAGATCTTCCCGGGCTTCGCTGCCCTCTGGTGCAAGAAGCATTCCAACGTATACCTGGACACGAGCAGCACGGATGCTGCAGCACGTGGGCATATCATGGAACCGTATGCCATCGACTCATGGAACAGGCAAGCTGATCCCAAGTTCGAACACTGGGATGATTGCGTGATCGTCAATGGGATCTATGGGTTTAGTCCCGATGCTCTCACTGTCAGACAGAGGTTATGCTGTAGAGATACGGAGAAGAGCGTCAAGCACAGCATGATTCCATCTCATGCAGAAGTCATGGAAGTCAAGTGCTATATGCCCGAGCAGCATATGAAATCCTTCATCGAAGGACACATGGATCACAAGGAGATCATGCAAGTTGCTATGGCGTTCAAGGTGCTGGACAAGCTTGAGGTTGCAAGGATCCTCTGGTTCTGCCCTGGTGCTCCGATCTCCATGTTCGAGGAGCATTACACCAGGCAGGAGCTTAACCAGGAAATAGGCACGATCCGCAAGGTGGTCGAGGCATACGAGAAGCAAGCCGAGTTATGCGAGCAGAAGGTTCCTAACATCAAGGCAATGTACACGGAAGAGGAGATATACATGGACTACATCGCCAGCATGCAAGGCGGGGAGTTCATGTTGAAGTGAGGTGACAATGGAGAACAATGCGATTACACCTCAGGTGATCACGGACCTTGCGAAGATGCAACCTGACGAGATCGCGAAGATGAGCGAGTCTGTGATCGAGGCTACGAACATAGGGAATAGGACAGTTGATGAGCTGGATCATTTGAGTAGATGCTTGTCCGATTTCACGGAGACGCACGAGCGATATCAGAAAGCTTGCAAGACAGTGAAGAACAAGATGAGATACATCGGCTCACATCTCTAGAAAGTTTCGGGTCCCCCGGTTGCTGCATTACGCCGGGGGACCGAGATACCGGAAGGACGAATTCCGATAGGAGGATTGTATCATGGGACTTGCGATCACAGTGCTTGTCCTCATGTTCCTCGTAAGTTTCATAATCGTGGGAGCAGGAGGTTGGGAATGATTGAAGCTGTGACCGAGCAGTTCGACGCGCTGGCGGAGCAGAGGAAGGCGGCTAAGCGATGAACAACCTGCAACATATCGTCAAAGATAACACCAGGTTTGCAATGCATATGGCCGTGGAGCTGTGCGAGCAGGGCGATTTTGACAGCGTGCCCGA